GCCGTCCGCGCCGGGCAGGCCCTGGAGCCCGCGGGCGCCCGTGTCGCCCTTCGGCCCCTGGAGGCCCTGGTCGCCCTTGTCGCCCTTCGGGCCCGTCAGACCCTGCGGGCCGCGGTCGCCGGTCGCCCCGGGCGCGCCCTGCTCACCCTGATCGCCCTTCGGCCCCTGCACGCCCTGGACGCCCTGGTGCCCGGGATCGCCCTGCGGTCCCTGGGAGCCCGTGTCGCCCTTCGGGCCCTGCTGGCCCTGCTGGCCGCGGTCGCCCTTGTCGCCCTTGTCACCCTTCTCGCCCTTGAGGCTGGCGAGCCACTCGATCACGTTCCCCTGGAAGCCGTTGGCCTTTGCCACGCCGTAGGCGTCCAGCGTCTGCTCGAAGGCGGCGCTGATCGCGTCCAGCTCGGCGTCGATCTGCGTCGCCGGCAGGGGGCGCTGTGGGTTGTTGGCCTGATAGCCGGAGAAGCTGTACTTGCGCTGGTAGTTCATCGCGCCCTCGAAAGCAGAAGGGCCCGCTGCCCCGGAAGACAGCGGACCCTAAGTCTTATGACAGATCAGACAGGCGAGGCCTAGAAGACGTGGTTCCCGCCCAGGTCGATCAGGTTGCCACCGACGAGCAGGGCGCCCTGGCCGCCGCGGCCGTTACCGCCAGCACGGTTGTTGCCGCCGGACTGATTGTAGATGACCGCCGACCCACCGGGGAAACCGATGCCGTCGTTGTTCTGGGCACGCGAGGCGGTCGTGCCGTTGGCGAAGGCCACGCCGTAGACGCCGCCCCCGGTGTCGCCCGTCTGCGCGATGTGGATCATCTGATTGTCCCGCGCCCGCATCTGCGTGCAGCCGTTAAACAGGATGAACCCCTGCTTGTTCGCCCCGCCAGCGTCCAGGTAGAGCAGGCAGTCGGCGATCTCGAACTGCGAGATGCTGTCGAACTGCGCGCAGACCGCCTGGGCGTTGATGTGGCCGCCCTTCCAGGAGTGGCCCGGCACCTGATAGCCGTTGCCGACCATATGCAGGCCCACCTGGACGCCCACGGCGACGCAGTCCGTGAAGGACGAGCCCTCGACCGTCGCCTGCCCGGGACCGGCGCCTTCGTTGACCAGGAACGCCGTGCCCACGCCGATGACCGTGCAGCCCTCGCACGACCAGTCGCCCGAGGCGCCACCGCTCGGCGATACCTCGCCGAAGATGTAGATGCCCGTGCTGTCGACCGGGAAGGACTGGTTGTAGAAGCCCACGACGGTGACGCCGCGGATGCGCGAGGTGGCCGGGCCGTTGACCGCCAGGAAGTAGCTCGGCCGAGCGTCGACACGACCCTCGAACCGCATATCCTCCACGACGATGTTCTGGAACGAGCCGCCCAGCGCCGAGGCGTTCCGTAAGTAGCAGGCCGAGCCCTGGCCGATGTTCGGCATGGCCGAGACGACGATCCGGAAGCCCGAGAGCTTGATGAAGCCGGCGTCGACCACGAGGCCGTTCTGCCCGCCACCCGTGAAGGTGATGGTCGAGTTGGTGTCGGCGCCCTCCATGAAGATCGAGCCGTTCTGACCGAGGCTGGCGGTCAGCGGCGCGTTCACCACGAAGATGCCCTGCGGGACGACGAACCGGCCGCCGCCCTTGGCCTGGAGCGCGTTGATCGCGTTCTGGAAGGCGACGCGGTTGGTCTCCGGGTCGGCGTTGACGCTCGCGCCGTAGTCGAGCGGGGACACGGCGAAGGAGTTGATGTCCATCTCAGTACCTATGCTTGAGTTGCACTTTGTCTGGTGAGACGCGCCCATAGGCGCGTCCCGTCGTCACTGTCGGGTGACAGATCAGACACTTGAGATCAGACGACGATGTCCTGACCGATCTCGGTGTAGGCGCCGGCGCCGTAGGCGCCCCCGCCGCGCTTCGTGTTGAAGGCCGACCGGACGTTGCTGTTGCCCGAGACGCTGTAGAGCGCCGCGCTGTCGGCCCGTCCGATGTCGAAGAAGTTGCCCTGGACCAGCACGTTGCTGCTGTCCGAGATCGCGATGCCCCAGATGCCCCGCTGCGTCGGGCCACCCGTGATCTCGTCCACGTAGCGGGTCGAGTTGTTGTGGATCTGGATCTCGTCGCAGTTGATGACCCGGATATGGCCCTGGCTGTTCGCGGCGGCCGAGCCGTCGAGGTACAGCAGAGTGTCCGAGATCTTGAACTCGTACCAAGTCTCCAGAATGATGCAGATCTGACGAGCGTTGATGTGCCCGCCCTTCCACGCGTTGCCCGGAGGCCTGTACCAGCCGCCCTGCATGTGCAGGCCGTACTGGACGCCGACGAGCGTGCACTCGTTGGCCTCGAAACCTTCCATGACGTACTGCTGGATCTGGCCGCCGACGCACCAGATGCCCTTGTAGACGCGGAAGATGTTGCAGTTGTAGAGCTGGATCGCGTTGGCGCCCTGCGTGTCGCAGATGATGTAGATGCCGGTCGCGGTGTTGCCCTCGCCCCACCCCGAGTAGCCGTCCACGTTGAAGTCGCGGATGACGCCCGAGGACGGGTTGCGCACGTAGAGGACGTTGGAGCAGGGCGCGTCGTCCGTCAGACGGACGTGCAGGCCGTCCACGGTGATGCCGTTGCAACCCTGGAGGACGCCGATGATCGACAGGACCGACCCGTTGCCGAGGTTCGGACAGCCCGTTGCGACGACGCCGAAGTCCTTGAACGCACAAGCGTTGTTCGGCGTGACCTGCTGGAGCACGAGGCCATTGTTGAGGTTCGGGCCATTGAAGACCAGCACCGAAGCGTCTGCACCCGCACCCTTGATGACGCAGCTCTTATCGGTGGTGCCGCCGATCGGGTTCTGGATGAGGAAGCGGCCGGGCGGGATGTAGATCTGACCGCCCTCCGGCGTGTTGTTGAGGGCGTTGAAGGCCGCCTGGAATGCCCCGGAACAGTCACCGCCGTTCGACACGGCGCCGTAGTCGACGATATTATAGATTAACGGGCTTACGACCGACATTTGATGCCTCGCTATGCTTGGAAAGGGCCCGGCGAGGCGCTTGAGATGCTTTGCGCATGTGGCCACGCTGTCTCGCGGGGACCGCTCCCCCGCCGGGCCGGCGCACCATACGCATATCAGACAGCGTCAGACAATACGTCGGACAAAATGGCTTGACTCAATCAGACAGATCGACCAAATGTGAGGGCGTAACGCCGCCATGGCGTCCCACGGAGTGCCACCATGAACCGACAGCCCAAGGGGCAGAATTTGGTCCGCGCCACGGTCCACCTGGACGCGGCTTTACTGGCCGAGCTGGACGACGCCGGCCGCGCGCGCAGCCTGTCCCGCAGCGCCATGCTCGCCCAGCTCCTGCGCCAGATGCTCCCGAAGACACGGAGGACTTCCTGATGCAGCCCCGATCCCTCGACGAGCTGCGCCGGCTGCTGCCGGGCGTCGGCGTCTCGATCTACGCGATGGAGCCCGGCGGGCCCGTCACCCTGGAGCTACTGGAGGAGGGCGACCCGGGCGAGGCGCCGCAGGCGATCGTCTGGACCGCATCGACCGAGCGCGAGGCTTGGGAGAAGGCCTTCCCGCCGACGCCGGCTGAGCCCGTGCCTCAGGGCAGCTTCATGCCGCCCGAGGGCTCACCGGCTCGCGCCGAGCTGGCCGCCGCGGTAGAGGACCCGACCGCCGGCTTAGCCGCCGAGCTGGCCGCGGAACTGGCCGCCGACGCTGGCGGGCTGTTCGACTAATGGGCGCTCTCGCCTGAGCAGATCGCCCGCGCAGCTTCGGTTCCGCGGGCGTCTGATGTGTCATCCGCACCCGAGGCCCCCGTGAACGCCCACGCCCGCATCGTCCGGACCGCCTATGCCGTCGCGTTCCTGCAACGGCTCGACCTGCACGGCCGCCACCACCTCACCGCGCTCGATCCGGAGACGGGCGAGATCGAGGCGCGCTATTTCCCGGCTGAAAGCTGGGGCGAGATCGCCGCGTGGATCGAGGCGCGGGCGCATCGCAACCTGTACTATTCGGTGAACGAGCCCATCCCGGACGCGCCCCACGCGAAGCTGCGGAAGGAGCATATTGCTCGGATACGAGCCATCGTCGCCGACCTGGACCCGGCCGGCTCAACACCCGAGGAGACCCAGGCCTCGCGCGACGAGCTGCTCGACCGGGCGCACGAGCTGGCCGACGACAGCGAGCACCCGCCGACGCTCGCGGTAGACAGCGGCAACGGCGTGCAGTTCGCCTGGATCCTGCGCGAGAAGCTCAAACCGGCGATCTACCGGATCGACGCGGAGGATCTCGGCGCCGGCATCGCGGCCGCGCTCGACGGCGACGCGGTGCAGAATATCGACCGCATCATGCGGCTGCCCGGGACGATCAATCACTCGGCGCCGAAGAAGCGCGCCCGCGGGCTGATGGGCGGGCCCGTCACGATTCTCGACGACTGCTCGCACCCGGATCGGACCTACACGATCGAGGAGCTGGAGACCGAGTACGAGCCGATCGCCGGCGCGGACCAGAAGGACCGGGACGCGGCCGTCCAGGCTGCGATGGACGATCTGGACTGGAACACCGCCGAGGCCGGGCCGGGCGCCGAGCTGGTGGCGCGCATGAAGGCCGACGCCGAGGCCGACCCCTACTTCAAGGGCCTGCTCTCGGGCCGCTTATCGAGCGCCCCGGGCGACGGCTCGGGCTCGGCGTGGCGCGCCGCTCTAGCCGGCGCCATGGCGCGCAAGGGCTACGAGCTGAACGACTATGCGGCCGTGGCCTTCGTCTACCCGCCGGGCCAGCCCGGCAACGGCGGCCCGGTCACGCTGCGCATGGTCGCCCGGGATTGGGCCCGCGTCGGCAAGGCCGCCCAGGCCGCGGCGCCCAAAGCGGCCGAGATGTTCGTGGCGATCGAGGCCGAGCCCGACACCAGCCACTTCCCGGCACCCGTGCCGGAGAGCTTCGACACCTACGACCTGCTCGCCACGACCGCGACGGCCCCCGTGATCCAGTTGATCGACCCGGCCGACTGGTATGGGCGCGAGCCCAATGTGAAGGAGTGGTACGTCGAGGCCTTCGTCCCGCGCGGCGAGGTCACGATGCTCACCGGCAAGGGCGGCGTCGGCAAGAGCCTGCTCGCGCTCCAGCTCCTGATCGCCGTGGCGCTCGGGATCCCGTTCCTGGGGCTCCAGACGCGCCGGGCGAAGTGCCTGGGCTTCTTCTGCGAGGACGATCCGGACGTGCTGCACGCCCGCGTGCGGGACATCTGCCGGGCTCTCGGCCGCGACGAGCGCGAGCTGTCGGGCTGGCTTTATCTCGTCTCGCGCAAATACGACGACAACCTGCTCTGCACCTTTGACCGCCACGGCTCCGGCGTGGTGCTCAAGGCGACGCCCCTGTTCGAGGAGCTGGTGCGGGTCGCGAAGGAGCTGGGCGTCGAAGTGTCATGCCTGGACACGATCGCGGACATCTTCGGCGGTGACGAGATCAACCGGCAGCAGGTCCGCCAGTTCGTGCAGGGCTGTGCGGGCCGGCTGGCCGCTGAGACGGGCGGCGCCTGCCTGATGCTCGGGCACCCGTCCCGGGCTGGCGAGCAGAACGGGGAGGGCACGTCGGGCTCGACGGCGTGGCACGGCTCCGTGCGCTCGCGCTTCTACCTCGACCACATCGGCGACGAGGGCGGGCTCTACCGCGAGCTGACGACCAAGAAGTCGAACTACGGCCCGGCCGGGGCGAAGTGGAAGCTGATGTGGAAGGCGGGCGTCTTGGAGGTGGTGACGGCGTCCAGGACCGTCGCGGAGGGGGCCCCAGAAATTACGGGCTCGCTCCACCGCATCGTGCTCGACGCCGTGTCGAGCGCCAACCGCGACGGCGTCCGCCTCACCCTGGGGCGCACATCCAAGAGCAAGGCCGAGCCGATCCTGCGCCGCCGCGAAACGGGCGCCCTGGCGCCCTACACGGCCGCAGAGGTCGAGGAAGCCCTGGCGCAGCTCGTCGCGATCGGCGCGGTCGTGGAGGCCGAAGTGGGTCGCGACGGCTCGCGGCGGGCTATCATGGGTCTCAAGGCCGTGGCGGTAACGGCCGGTGAACCGGACAATTCGTCCGATGACGGCGGATTTTTCGACTGATTGGGTGCAGCAAACTAGGCGATCAAGGCACGGGCCAATTTGCTGCAAACCAGCTAAGTCGTTGAAATCGTTGCAGCGAACTTCCGCAGCAAACTAAGAATGCAGCAGCGCCGCAAACTGCCGCAAACTTCCGAACAACACCCTGGTATCGTTCACGAATCTCTAGTTTGCTGCGCTCTGCTCAGACTGCCGCAAACTAGGGGGTATTACATACAGGGCATCCGCCCCGGCCGCGGGGGCCGAGCTGCGCCCCGCCATGTATCCCTGACCGAGCGATCTCGGACGTTTTGTCCGAAAAGATTTTCCAGCGCCTTTTCCCGTCGTGGAGTGGGCTCGATCGAGACGGCAGGTCGAGGGCCTCCATCCGCAGGCGCGGCGGGCGCGCCGGGTGCGCCGGGCGCGCGGCGCCCGGGCGCCCAGGCAGGCACTGGCGGGCACGCCCCGGGCGGGCGTTGCGCGGGCGCCCCGGGACATCCCGTCCGGATCGCGATGGCTCCGCGTTTCGCCAGAAACGGCCCGCCAGGGCTCAAGGCCGATTTTCGGCGCCCGTCGTAGCTCCCGGACCCCGCCGCGGCCGCTGGCGGGCCGTTTCTGGCGATTTTCAGCGGACGGCGCTCGCGACAGATCAGACGAAACGCAAAAGGCCCGCTCGGGGGAGCGGGCCTTTCAGGGTCGACAGGGTGCGGGCGGCTAGTAGTCGTAGGGGTGGCAGCGGCGATGCGTCCACTCCGTCAGCTTGGCGAGGCCCAGGAAGGGGAGGGCGACCGCGGACCCGGCCGCGGCGAGGGCGAGGACGTAGAACATCAGAGCGCACCCAAGGCGACAGCGACGGCGAGGAAGGCGACGGCGCCGAACATCACGGCGGACGCTTCGGCGAGGGGGAGCAGGACGGCGCGGGCGGTCACGCGACGCGCTCCACCAGGACGACGTAGCCGCCCGCGACCGTGAGGCGCGCCGCGACGGCGCCCCGGCGCAGCGATCCGGCCGCGGCGATGGCCGCGCGGTAGGCCCGCCAGCCGCCCTCTGTGTCGCGCAGCGACAGGCTGTCGAGCACGGCGACGACGGCGCCGACGAAGCGGGCGCCCGCGGTGTCGACGCGGCGCGCGACGAGCGCCATCTCGGCGGGTCCGACGTGCGGCGGATAGGTGGTGACGTGGTATTCAGCCATGGTCGTGGTGCTCCGTTGGCAGGCAAGGGGTCCGCTGTGGCGGCTGTGCCGCCCTCGCGCGGGGCGAAGGCGGCAGGGTCGCGACAGGTCGGGCGACAGATCAGACGTGCGCGGCCTCGACAGCGTCGGCGGACGCCTCGACGTTGAGCAGGTCGAGGCTCGCGGCGATGCGCTCCACCTCGCTCCAGTTGATGCGGTGGCAGCCGGCCACGAAGTCGCCCGACGCCTCGATGCTGTCGACCTGGAAGTGACCGACGCGGACGGTGCGGCCGTTGCGGTGCCAAGCCTCGCCGCGCTCGCGGCACAGCTTGACGAAGCGGAAAGCCTTGATCGCGTGGGACAGCGGGACTTCGGCGCCGAGCGAGGTCTCCAGCACGTCGCCGCGCACCCGCAGGTAGGCGCCGCCGCGTTCGTCGCGGCCGTGAAAGTAGGCGGTCGGCTCACCCGACAGCCAGGCCTCGCGCAAGGTGCGCTCCCGCTCGACGCGGGCCGCGGCGTCGCGAGCGTCGCGGGCCGCCTTGGCAGCCGCCGCGGCTTCGGCGCGAGCGAGGCGCGCGGCGATGCGCTCGGGCGTGTTGCGGGCGCTCCAGATGCGGAACGCGGCCGCTTCGTCCGCGTCGGTGTCGTAGGCCGGACGCGGCAGGCCGAACGCTTCGGCGTAGTCGCACGCGGGGTTGGCGATGCGGTTGAGCGAAGCGAGAGCTTCGGCGCGGTCGTAGTCGCGCTTCCGGGGCAGCCGTTCAGCGGTCGCGGTGTAGTCGGCGAGGTAGGCTTCCAGGTTCGCCGCGTGGATCTCGGGAGCGGACACCGCGTCAAGGTTGCGGTCGCCGCGGTTTTGACCGCCGAAGGCGCCGATGAAAGAAACCGTGAAGGTTTTGCGCACGCGGCCGTAGCCGAGCGCCGAGTGAGCCGGGCCGATATGCTTGCCGTTCGTGGTGACGCTATAGCTTCGCGCAGTAACGAGCGCGATCAGTTCGCCGTCAACACCCGGGACAAGGTGCGCGATCGGCGTGGAATAGCTGTAGAGCTTGCGGCCTTCAAACCAGAAATTGCCGTTGTGCGAGCGGGCGCTGTCCTGAGCCTGATGGGCCCAGATGTGAGCGACTTGGCGGTTAGCGACGACGTTCGGCATGACGTTCGATCCTTCTAGCGCGTCGGGTGACAGATCAGACGAAGCGGCCGTTGCCGCGGGGGAGCTTGACCGCCTTGACGCGGTCCGAGGGGAACATGGCCCGGAAGGTGGCGCGGGCCTCGCGCGGGGAGGTGGCGGCCACGTCCGCCTCAAAGGCGAAACCAAGGCCCGGGACGGTCCAGAGGACGATGAAGCGGATCATCAGCGGGGAGCCTTCACAAGGCGGCCCGTCGAGGCGTCACGCCAACGGCGGGTGCGGGGGCAGTAGATGGGCCCGACCGATGCGGCCTCGACGGGCGCGGCAGGCGCCTCGACGGCAGGCGCGGCGGGCTTACGGAAGGGGAGGAACATCGCGAGGGCCGAAGCGGCGATCAGCGCGCTTGCGGCGATCAGCGGGATATGCGGGGCCGTCTCGCCAAGGGGAGCGGCTAGCGGCGCCGTGTAGGCCATGAAGGTGTGAGCGGGTTCGGCCGCGACGGCTTGCGCCGTCACGGACATGGTCGAGCAGAGCGGGAGCAGGGCGGCTAATAAGGGGCGGGCTTTGGTCTGGAAGATCATGACACCGTGTCCGTTAGTGACTGCGTTACAGCACCTGTATCAGACAGATTGTCCGTCACGTCAAGCGGCACGACAGACAAAATGTCCGGAAAAGTGCGTACCTGTCTGACAGCCGATTTGCTCAATCGATAGATGCGGCCTATCAAGAGCGGGAGCGGCAATAGGCGGCGTCGCTATCCCGTTGTGCCGCCGACAGAATGTCCGGAGGCTGCAAGTGCCTGATCTGAAAGGGCGGATGACGCCGCAGGAAAGCGCATTCGTTGAGGCGATGGTGCGGACAGGCGATGCGGTCTATTCGGCGACCGTCGCAGGGTATGCGCAACCGCCGTCCGCCGCGTCCAAGGCGTTGAAGCGCCCGGACATCGTCGCCGCGATCCAAACGGCTGTGCGGCTGCGCGTGCAGGGCGAGGGCGCGGCCGTCGCGCGCACCGTGCTCGTCGAGATCGCCCTGGATAAGACCGCGCCGAAGGCTCCGCGCGTCGCCGCGGCCCGCGCGCTCGCCGAGATGACGCACCTAGGCGGCGTCGAGGGCGCGGGGCTCGACAAGCCGCTGTCCGAGATGACGCGCGCCGAGCTTGTCGAGGCGCGGCAGCGGGCAATTGCCTACCTCGCGGAGCTTGACGCGCCCGTGCTCGAAGCGGCGCCGCTTCCGGCGCCCGCGGGCGGGCTTTTCGACTGATTTGCGCCCCAAACCGCACGGTGCGGGATGCTAAGTCATTGATCTAACAGGGCGTGGCGCACTTCTAGGGGAAGTCCGACGCCTCGCGCGTGGCGCCCGGCAGCCGCCCGGCCGCGCGGGCGCGCCCCGGCCCCCGGGTACACCCGCGTCCGCGCGCGTCAGCGGTGGCCGGGGCCGCTGAGAAAATTGCGGTCGAAACGGCTAACCGGACATTCTGTCCGGATCATCCCCGTTTTGTCCGGTTCGTCCGTCTTGTCCGGTTCGTCTGCTCGCGGTAGCGTGAGATATGACCAAACAGCCGCTCGCCGTCGTCACCATGGCCTTCAACGAGGCGATGTTGCTGCCGATCTGGGCGAGGCACTACAGCCGGCAGGTCGGGGCCGAGCACTGCTACGTCCTGGACCACGGCTCGACCGATGGGTCGACGCGGGACCTGCCCGTCAACGTCCTCCGGCTTCCGCGCTCGCCCCATGACGAGCACCGCCGGGCCGTGGCGGCGGGCGATTTCTGCACGTCGCTGCTCTACTTCTACGACCGGGTCCTGTTCACCGACACGGACGAGATGGTCGTGGCGGATCCGGCCCGGGACGCGAACCTTGTCGAGTTCGTCCGGCGGCTGCCCGGCGCCCCGTCGATCGTCTCGGCCTTCGGCGTGGACCTGCTGCACGACCACACGCGGGAAGGCCCCCTGGATTGGGCACGCCCGTTGACCGACCAGCGCAGCGTGATCCGGCCGTTCAACTCGCTGTGCAAGCCCACGCTGATCCGCGAGCGCCCGGATTGGGCCGCTGGCTTCCATTTCAGCCACCGGGTGCCGGCGACGACGATCGCGCCGTTCCTCTACCTGTTCCACATCGCCTTCGTGGACAACGACCTGCTCGTGCAGCGCCAGATGCAGCGGAACACGATCCAGAAGGCCCAGGTCGATCACCACCAGATCCCGCCCCAGCCGCTACTCGATCACGTCAAGCGGGACATGGAGACTGTTCGGCGCGTCGGGACGAAGCTGGAGGCCGGCGATCGGGAGTTCGAGCGGGTGCGGGCCCGGTTCACGGAGCTGCTCGACCGGCGCGAGTTCGTCCAGCTCGACGAGTTCTGGGAGCTGCCGCGCCGGTTCCGCGGGCTGATCTGACGCCGGACATCTTGTCCGACGCGCCGGACTGAACCATACTGGCGGCACCTCCCGAGGAGATGCGGCGGTCAATGTCGAGCTTGCTGTTCCACGACCTGCCGCCCGGCGCCGTGCCGCTCTACATCGGCGAACCGGCCGAGGGGGTCGCGGAGACCGGCCTGCTCGTGCTTGACCACGTCGGCCGCGAGGTGCGTTTCGTCAAGTCGGACCCGTTCGGCTCCTTCGAGGTGCCGGCGCACTCCACGCGGCGCTACAGCCGCTGGGAGATCGACGCGATGATGCCCCGCTGGCAGCTCCGCGAGCTGTACGGCGAGGCTCGGCCGCTCCTGGAGCGGATCCAGCGGGGCACGACCATGACCCGGCTGCCGACCCATTGGGACCGGACCCAGACGCCCGAGGCCCAGGCGGCTTCCGTGCTGGTAGACGACCTGACGGCGCAGCCGGCCGAGGCGGCAGTCGATTGGGTGCCGGCGCCGCGGACGGTCACGGCCGGCTGGAGTGAGTTCGAGCAGAACGTCCGGATATTTCTGGGCCGGCGGCGCCAACCCGTCATCGGCGTCGTCGATGGTGGGTTGGACGGCGGACACCCTGTGTTCGCCATAGGAAATGACGCAGGCAAAACTACTGCCTCGTTCGTTATTTCCAAGGAGGCTTGGCGGGCGCTCGGTGGAAAGAAGGGGTCTGACGTCGATATCGTTGCGCACAAGGGCGACGTTCGGGTGAAGATACAGGCCAAGGGCTCTCCAGACTTGAGATCGATTTCACCGTCGTTGGAGACGGAACTGCGGAAAATCCGGAGGCAAGAACGCGAGATCACTCGGAAGGCGCGCCAGGGCCTTAACGGGCAATGGGAAACGCTGTTCGAGGAGCGCAATACCCGCCGGATCGCCGGGTAACCCCGTATGACGTGTTGTACGATTGGTCTGACGGTGTCATAAGGTCTCCAGACGGCCCAGAGCGGCTGTCGCGGCCCAGAGCGGCCATAGGAGACCGAACCGCCATGGAAACCGACACCGAAACTCGGCTCTACGGCCTGATCGAGGACGCCCACAAGGCGCTGGAGACGGTCAAGCGCGAGAAGGCCACGCGCGAGGCCGGCCGCGCTTTCGCCTTGGTCGCGACGAAGCTCGACGAGGCCCGCTTATGGCTCGGCGAGGCCCTCGACATCGCCAGCATGCCCGAAGTCGCCGATGGAGAACGCCCGTGAGACCGCACGTCGCCCGCAAGCTCGCCGAGGTCGAGGCCAGCTACCGCCTCGCCGTGCCAGCCGCGCACCGCTGCGGCCTCCAGACCTGCCAGGAGGACGGCGAATGCGGCTTCCCGACCCGCTGCGTCGCCCTTCCGTCTGATCTGTCGGACGACGGAGAGACCGCGTGGCGCCAGGAGGGCTTCGACAACGGCTGGAAGGCGCCGGAGCGGCGCGTCTGGTGGAAGCGGCTCCCCGTGATCCGCCACATCGCGGCGCTCCGGCTGTCCTGGCAGGTCCACACCTATGCCGGCGCCTGGGCCGAGGTCGGGATCGGGATCGGCGGGCCGCACCCGCAGGATCTCTGGGTCGTGGAGGGCGCCTATCATGGCTACTGGTGAGCCCTACGTGCAGACGGACGCCGAGCGGGCCCTAGTCGGCCAGTGGGGGCTGTTCCGGACGAGCTGGCCGAGCAGCCTGGACATCGGACAGATTGTCCGGTTCACCCGGCAGCGGGTCTACACGGCGCGGAAGCACAACGCCTCGCCCCGGGAGCGCGGCTCGCTCCTGGCGGTCGTGCCGACCAAGGAGGCCGCGGAGGCGGTCACCGAGCAGTACCAGCAGATCTACCGCTCGGGGCACCGCGAGGTCGACGAAGCCCAGGCGGCGCTGTCGGCCGCCAAGGCCCGCCGGCTCGAAGCCGCCGGGAAGGCGCTGGCGGTGGGCACGCCCGCACCGCCGGCTCCGGAGATCTAGTTGAGGTAGCGACCTTCGACGTGGCTGAGCGCAACGCGCACCTGACGCCAGAGGTCACTGTCAAATTCGAGGCCCCGCAGCTCGTCGAGCGTGAGGGCCGCGAAACGGTCCCGAACGGGGCCCAGTGGGAGCGTATCGAGGACTAGCTTCCGGGTTCGCTCCATCGCCGCGTCTGATTTGTGTCTTGACGCTGTCTTGTCTTCGGACATATCGTCCGTCATGGCACGCTTTCCACTCACCGCTGCCGCGCTTGAGCACGAGGCCGAGGAGCTGATCTCGGGCCTGCTGGCTCAGCCGGCGTTTAAATCGGCAATCCAGGAGCTTCTGATGGCCTCCGTGAAGGAACTACGCGACGCGCTCGAAGGCGCGAAGGCGAGCGTCGACAACCTGACCGCGAAGGTCGGACAGGTTTCCGGCTCCGGGATCGACCCGGCCGATCTGGATCCGGTTCTGGCCGAGGTCAACACCTTGCGGCAGACGGTTGAGGCGCTCTCGGCCTCGCTTCCAGCGCCCAAGGCTGCAGACAGCGCCGCGTCTACAACCTGACCTATAGGATCTAGACCCCCAACGTCAGCGCAACGAACATTTTGCCCCGTCATGCTTTCATGGCGGGGCAACGAATATTAGTCGTGCGATCAACGTGGAGTTGGCGGCTTAAGTTGTTTCTCAATAATCTCGATCGCATTCTTTAACCAAGATAACTCTTTGATCCGAGCTGAAACTCCAGAAAGTTCTGCTGCGCCGCTCACACCCAGCGTCACTATCGTTATGGCCAAGCCTTTGACAGCAGTTTTATGCACTTCCTTAGCGGTATCGACCGAGAGTTTTTCAAAGTAAGATATTGCATAGTGAAAAACCTTACTTAGAAGATTTTCAGCGGTTCTTATGACTGCAAACGTAGCTTTCTTACTGGATTGAGCTGGGTTATCGATGGTTCTTGAAAGACCTTTTAGCGCTCTACTTACGCTGGGGTCAGCGATTTCAGGATTGTTATCAAGATAGTTAATTATTTTTCCGACGCCCGTCTTGACCGATAACGCATCTTCCTCAGTCAATTCTGCCGCCATCGCATTCTCAGAGAATCGAACCCAATCTGGAAACTGTGAGACATACATATTCACGCTTAAGTTATGAGCTTGCAGCGAAGCGTTGATGGCCTCAGGCAACTCATCCTTAAATACCGCCGATATAAATCCGAAAGAGATATTATTAACGCCAATTCGTATTGCATTTTCGTCAGATGCAATACTCTGCTGCAAAGCCTCAAAGTTCTCTATTAGTCGCTTATCACAGTTTGACGTCTTTAATTTGCTTATAATCTCCCGCCCGTCATCCAGTATTTTCTCCTTTGAGATTTCGATATTCGTTTTATCTTTTTTGTCCGACTTGCTTGGTCTGGGATCGATAAAGATCTTATCGTCTTCAATTTTAAACTGTACGGGCGCGATTTTCTGTTCAGGTACAATTCTTCTCAATGCACTTAGATTGATTCGGGAAACGTCAGAGTCTCCACGGCTTGTATCTATTTCAGGCAGAATATCCCCAAATAGCTCACCGAACTGTGTCTCCGATTTTACGGCTTCAATAAATTCGGCTAGCCTAGTAAGTACTTGGTGCAAGCTTATTTCATCCGTTCCAAACTCTGGATATTGCATCAACACCTCTGGCTTTAACTCGCCACGTGCTGACGTAACCAATCGAGCTTGAACGCGATTTAGAAGTTTTCGGAACAAAGGGTCATTGATAAGCAGCATTAGCTGCTTACCGGATACGTCCATTTTTCTTACTATCTCAATAACATCATCCGGCGTGAAGCGTCGACGCAATGAACTCGCACGACTGATCGTTTGGATTGGAAATCTTGCGCGCTCAATCTGACCGACTATCTCAGCAGCAATTTCAATTTCTTCCCTATTGCTTCTTATTCGCACCGCTCTATCGATGCTCATCTTCGCATTACTCAGTACGATAATAATAGTCGTAGCAGCGTCGGCTGGATGGAGCTTCATAGTGACATCAGTGAGATCAACAGGCAGGGCTGTTAAGCTAGCACTACCTGAAATTGCGAGGAAGCTACTTTCAGGGTGGCGAACGACACAATCTCGCAAACAATTCTAGAAGTTCGTCTGACAGCCCCGGATAAATCAGACGATCGTCTTTCGGTCGGCAGCGCATGAGACGGGTGGCCCCTCTCGCGCTCAGATATCCGTCTTGTGATTGTCCGCCTTGTGTCATAAGTACGTCTGATTATGACGCTCCCAGCAACCATCCGCCGCTTGTTCTCCTTCACCGCCTTTCAGCAGGCGCAAGGCGACGATAGCTTCCCCGGCACTGAGCTGGATGTTGAGCTGGACACGACGAACAACGCCCTCGACGCGCTGCTCGACGCCTTCAAGACAGTCCTGCGGGCGGACGGAAAGCTCGCCAACGGCATCGTCACCCGCAACAGCCTTGCCGCCGACCTGATCCTGGGGACCGGGGCCGCCCGGCCGTGGAGCGCGACACAGCCCTACCTCGCCGACGAGACCGTCACCCGCGGCTACCGGATCTACCGGGCCCTGGTGCCGAGCCTGGGCGTCGACCCGGCGGCCGGCGGCACGAGCTGGGAGCTGGCCGCCGACCTGTCGCAGGCGGTCGTGATCGCCGATGGGGGAGTGGGCACGGCCGCGCTCCAGGACGGCAGCGTCACGAACGCCAAGCTCGCCGCCGGGATCGACGGCGCCAAGCTCCAGGACGGCTCCGTGCCGGCCTCGAAGATCGGCGCCGGGCTCGGCACCGTGCCGATCGGCGCTCGCATGGCCTACGCCGGCTTCCGGGCGCCGGCCGGCTGGCTATTCGAGGCCGGGCAGCCGATCTCGCGCACCGACTACGCCGACCTGTTCGCCGCACTCACCGAGACGCTCCAGGTCGACATCGGCGCCGGGCAGAAGACCCTGCTCAACGCCTCGAAATCGATCGCGGGGCTCGGCCTCCGCTCGGCGATCGTCGAGGGCGTCGGGATCCCGGCCGGCGCGCGGCTGGTGAGCGATCAGAACGGCCAGCTCTCGATCAACGCCGCGGCGACCGCCAGCGCCGTCCAGGCGACGATCCGCATCTTCCCGTACGGGAACGGCGACGGCGCGACGACCTTCAACGTGCCCGACAGCCGCGGCCGGGCCGACTTCGGCCGCGACGACATGCTGTCGAGCTATTGGGGCACTGGCGCCGGGCGCCTTGTCGCGACGGTCGACGGCGGCAGCCTCCAGGCCGGCGCCTTCGACGCTGGGGCGGGCAAAGAGCAGACCCTGCTCAAGATCACGAACCTGCCGAACAATCTGCCGGCGGGCAAGGTGACGGTGAACTTCCCGAAGCAGAACCTCGCCACCTACGGGGCTTTGGCGACCGCATCGGTGACGACCGCCAGCGGAGCCCTTCCCGTTCAGAACGTCTGGACGGGCACGGTGAACGGCGAAAGCACACCGCAGCAGGCAAGCGCAGATTTCCAAGTCGACGGGACGAACGCGAACCCGACCGGGTCGCAGCCTTTCAGCATCGTCCCGCCTGCTCACGTCACGAATAAGATCATCTTCGCCGGAGTATAAGATCATGCAGTCTCGCCTGCCGACGATCTGCGCCAACTTCGGCGTACGAGCCCAGAACGACTTAGGATACACGCGCAACAAGGTCGCCGGACTGTTCGGCAACGGCGATGTCGAGAGCCAGGGCTTCAACACCCTCCAGGAGATCTCGCCGGTCGTGGCGGGCTCGGCCGGCGGCTACGGCTGGATGCAGTGGACCGGGCCGCGGCGCCGCGCCTACCTCGCCTGGGCCTCCGCGCTCGGCCTCGATCCGGCGGCCGACGAGACGAACTACCGCTACATGGTCCACGAGCTGCTGACGATCGAGACGGCGGCGCACCGGGCGATCCTGGCCTGCGCCGACACGCCCGAGGCCGCCGCGGCCGTCGTCTGCACGAAGTACCTGCGCCCCGGGATCCCGCACCTCGACCGGCGCATCGCCAGCGCCAAGGCCGCGGCCGGCTACCTGGGCGCCGTCACCGCGCCGGCCAGGGCCGCCCCGATGGATACCGCCGCCCCGCCCGCGCGCCTTCAGCGCGGCCAGTGGCCCGAGGACGCCCTGACGAGCTTCGAGGTCAAGGCGATCCAGCAGCGGCTGCTCGATCTCGGCTACCACGTCGTCGGCTTCGCGGACGGGAAGTGGGGCAAGCGGACCGCCGCGGCGATCACCGCGCTCCAGGAGAACGCCCACACCGCCATGCAGCGGACCGACGTGGCGATCGACGGGCACTACGGGCCCCAGACCCGGGCGCTGCTCGCCGACGACGCGAGCCGGCCGACCGTGTCGCCCGAGCGGGCCGGCGTGACCGCCAAGACGCTCGCCAAGGCCGGCAACCCGGTCGTGAAGACGGGCTCCAAGATCACCTGGGCGTCGGTGGGCTCGATCCTGGCGGGCCTGGGCGCCTTCGCCGTGACGTTGCAGCAGAACTGGACGACCAACCTCGACCTGGGCTGGCCGCTCAACATGGTGCTCGGCTTCCTGCCGCCGTGGGCCCTCCCGGTCGTGGTGGTGGCCTTCAACCTCTACACCGCCGCCAAGGCGTCCGGCCTGATCGGCGTGGCGGTCGAGCGGGTCCGCTCGGGGATCGACAACACGGGCGCCGCCCAGGACGAGCCGGGCAAGCTCACGCTGCCCAACCTGCCCTTCGGGCTCGACAAGCTGCTGCCCCGATGATCGGGGCGGTTGCTGCCGTAGTCGGCAACCCCGCAACAGCCGACAAGGCAGCAGAGGTCCAGGCCCACGTCATGCAGCTAGATCTGACGACGGCGTTTGCGTTCATCGCATGTATCCTCAGTGTTGGTGCGCTCGTATTCAGGTCTGGCGGTCAAGCTCAGGCTCAGAAGTCCTTTGAAACTTATTCGACCAAGATCGACACAGACCGACAAAAATGGCGCGAGGATTTTGAGAAGTCGGTCGAGCAGCGGTTCGGCGCCGTGAATGGCGCGGTGACGCTTTGCCGCGAGCAAGTTCATGACGTTCGCGAGGATCTCGCGAGGAACTACCTGACGAAATCCGAAGTCAAAGAGATCGAGCTGCGCGTCAGCAACAGTCAAGACCGGATCCTCGACCATCTCGATAGGATCGACACTCGGCTTAACGAGATGCAGACCCGCGTACTCGAAGCGATCAACAAGGCAACCTCCCGTGGCTAGGATCGACCCTAAGACGGGGAAGCGGAAGGACTGGACGCCCCCGGTGAAGCCGGAGGCCGAGCGCAAGGTCGAGCGCGAGAAGGCCGTCGCCCTGATCCGCGCCCTCGACCGCGAGGAGATCGTCACCGAGGCGCGCGAGCGTTTCATGCCGTTCGTGCGCTTCACCATGCCGGACCCGCAGGACCCGGACGACGCGAAGCGCTCGGCCTACGACGACCAGGACTTCCACCGCGCCATCGGCCTCGCCCTGGAGAAGGTCGAGCGCGGCGACATGCCGTTCCTGATCCTGACGGTGCCGCCCCGCCACGGGAAGTCGCAGCTCACCTCCCGGCACTTCCCGGCGTGGCTGCTCGGGCGCGACCCGCGCCGGCACATCGTGGTCGCCGCGCACACGGACAATCTGGCCGAGGACTTCGGCGCCGACGTACGCAACATCATGTCGACGCCGCAGTACAAGCAGGTGTTCCCCGAGGTGGCCTTCCAGCGGGGCGGCAACGCCAAGAACCGCCTCCAGACGACCAAGGGCGGGCTCGCCTTCTTCGTCGGTCGCGGGACGGCACTGATCGGCCGCGGAGCCGACTTCCTGATCCTGGACGACCTTATCAAGAACGCCGAGGAAGCCCGGTCCGCGGCCGTGCGCGAGGAAGTCTGGGAGTGGGTCGTCAAGGTCGCTATGACCCGGCGCATGTCGGCCCGCAGCCCGGTCGTCATCATCATGCAGCGCTGGCACGAGGACGATCCGGTCGGCCGCATCACCGACCCGACGAACCCGAAGCACGACCCGATCCTGGCCTCGAAGTTCAAGATCATCGATCTGCCGGCGCTCGCGGTGGACGACGACCCGCTCGGCCGGCCGAAGGGGAGGGCGCTTTGGCCGCTGTCGAAGGGCCAGCCGAAGTTCGATGAGGAGTTCCTGGAGCAGCAGCGGCGCCTCGATCCGACCGGCTTCCACGCGCTCTACCAGCAGCAGCCGTCCGCCGTGGACGGGACGCTGTTCCTGCGCGACAACATCCGCCTCTACGGGCCCGACGACCTGCCGGCGAACCTGACGCCCTACTGCACGTCGGACCACGCGGTCGGCGAGGACCGGAAGAAGCACGACGCCTCCGTGCTGCTCGGGGGCGGGCTCGACCGAGGCAACAACCTCTGGCTCACCAACTGCATCTGGGAGCGCTGGGCGACCGACCGCATCGTCGAGGCGATGCTGGACATGGCCCAGGAGCTGAAACCGCTGATCTGGGCGGCCGAGCGCGGCCACATCTCGAAGTCGATCGGGCCGTTCCTGCGCAAGCGGATGGGCGAGCGCGAGATCTACTTCCCGCTTCGCGAGATCACGCCGAGCGAGAACAAGGAAGTCCGGGCCCAGGCTATTGCCGGCCGGGTCGCCCAAGGCAAGGTGTTCTTCCCGCGGCATGCCGCCTGGACTGAGCGCGCGATCGACGAGCTGCTAAAATTCCCGAACGGCCGGAACGACGACTTCGTGGACGCGCTCGCCTACTTCGGCATCCTGCTCCAGAGCATGTTCGCGCCCGGCCGGTCCGAGGCCGAGAAGGCCGCCGCGCAGCCGAAGACGGGCAGCTACGCCTGGATCAAGGCGATGCAGCGCCGCCAGGAGCGCGACGACCAGATCCGGCAAGGGGGAGGGTACTGACATGCCGATCATCTTCGAGGGCAAGATCACTGACCAGGATGTACTTAGTGCCACCAGTAACGGGGACGGGACGCACGACGGCGTGAAGCTGGCACAGTGGCTCTACGAGGCCTATACTGGCAAGCCGCTGCCTCGCGACAAGGCCGAGGAGCTGGTGCAGGAAGGCGTGCGGCGGGCTCGCATCCGCAAGGACCAGGAGGCCCGAGGCTGATGTTCGACGACCCCCAGACCGCACTCGCGGACGAAGCGCCTCCGACCGCTGCCGAGGTGACGCCCGAGCAGGTCGGTCCGGCGAAGGAGCAGGCCCCGACCGAGCAGGAGCTGGCGCTCCAGCGGCGGATCTCGAAGACGATCCGCGAGGACAAGCGCCACTTCAAGAAGGCCTTCGAGCAGATGCGCAGTGATATGCGCGTCGCGATGCGCGGCCACGACAAGGATTGGTCGGACGACAAGTACAAGGCCAATATCACGGGCCGTCACGTCAAGGCCAAGACTGCCGCGCTCTACGCGAAGAACCCGAAGGCGGTCGCCCGGCGGGCCGACAAGATTGACTTCAAGATCTGGAACGAGGATCAGCAGTCGCTGCTGATGGCCTTCCAGACGATGCAGGCTGCCCAGGCCGCCGCGCAGATGTCGCAGGCCCAGGCTGCCGGCGACCCGAACGCGCTGGCGGCCGGCGCCACGGCGCCCGAGCCGCAGCTCCCGCCGGGCTTCGCCGAGGCCCGGGCTCTGATCCAGGACTTCCAGGAGGGCATGGCCGCGCGCATGCAGGCCCAGCGGATCGCGAAGACGCTGGAGAAGCTGTTCGCCCACGCGATCAAGGAGCAGCAGCCCCTGGGCTTCAAGGAGAGCATGAAGCAGACCGTCCGGCGCGCCTGCACGACCGGCGTCGGCTACGTGAAGCTCTGCTACCAGCGGCAGATGGGCCCGTCCCCGAGCGTCGAGTATCGGCTGAACGACAGCCGCGTGCGCCTGGAGCACCTCAAGGCCCTGATCGAGGCCCAGCAGGGCGACGAAGGCTCCGTGGCCGATCTGGAGGCCGAGGCGGCCGAGATCGAGGCCATGGTCGAGAGCCTGTCGGCCGAGCCTGAGATCGTCACGTCCGAGGGCCTGGTTTTCGACTTCCCGCAGTCGACCCGGGTCATCCCGGACCGCCTGTGCCGGTCGCTCGAAGGCTTCGTCGGCGCCCGGCATCTGACGCTGGAGTACCTCTACACCCCGGAGGAGGTGAAGGAGATCTTCGGCGTCGATCTCGGCAAGAAGTTCAAGCCCTACCTCGCCAGCGGGAAGCTCGCCGACGACACGTCCGAGAGCTACCAGCACCAGAGCGACATGCTCGACAGTGAGGAGCCGGCCGGCGAGCAGCCGAAGGGCGATCTGTGCCTTGTCTGGGAGTATTTCGACAAGGCGGCGGGGCTCGTGTACTACATCTGCGACGGTCACGAGGGCTTCCTCAAGCCTCCAGCCGCCCCGGATGTCTACGTCGACCAGTTCTGGCCGGTGTGGGCACTGACGTTCAACGCGGTCGAGAGCGAGGACGAGCTTTTCCCGCCGTCCGACGTGGCGCTGCTGCGCGACATCCAGAAGGAGTACAACCGCTCCCGGGACGGCAAGCGCGAGCACCGCCGGGCCGCGCGCCCGCGCTGGGTGTTCTCGAAGGGCTCGTTCACCGATGAGGACCTGTCCTGGCTCGGGACCGCCCCGGCGTTCTCGGCCACGGGCCTCAACATCGATCCGACGAAGGACATCAAGACCCAGCTCCAGGCCGTGCCCGTGCCGGGCGTCGACCCGAACCTGTACGATGTCGGGGAGATCATGGCCGATCTCCAGTACGTCGTCGGCAACTCGACGGCCGGGCTCGGCGCGCCGCAGAAGGGCACCGCGACCGCCAACTCGATCGCGGCCGGCGCCAACGCCACGGCCGACCAGTCGGCGGTGGACGATCTCGACAACTTCCTCACCGCGATCGTCCGGGGTGCCGGGCAGATCCTGATGCGGGAGATGTCCGAGGAGACCGTCGTCAAGGTCGTCGGGCCGGGCGCCGTCTGGCCCGAGATGACGCTCCAGGAGATCGCGGACGAATTGTCCCTGGAGATCGAGGCCGGCTCGACGGGCAAGCCCAATCAGGCGGTCGAGATCGCCAATTGGGAGAAGATGCTGCCCTTCATCATGCAGATGCAGGGGATCAGCCCGCAGTGGCTGGCTCGCGAGACGCTCCGGCGCCTCGACGACCGCATGGATCTCACCGACGCCCTGGTGGACAGCCTTCCGTCCATCGTCGCGCAGAACCGGCAGGCCCAGGCCGCGCCGGGAGATCCCAACGCTCAGCCGGACGCCCAAGGGCACAACGGCGCAGCAAACGGCCCGGCGGCCCCTGGTGGGCCCGCCGGACGTGGCGCACCGATGGGTGCGCAGTCTAAGGCTCCACCAGTCTGATCTGTCTTGCGACACCGGACATTCTGTCGTATCGAAGCAAAGGGTTAGAGGATCAACATGCCTTTCGACCGTGAAGATCTCTCCGAGGAACTGGACGAGGCTCTCGAAGTCCAGGCCGGTTCCGAGGGGACGGACGGGCAGGCCGGCGCCGATGGCGCCACGCCTGCTGATGGCGAGGGCTCGTCCGCCTCGCAGGCGAAAACCGAAGACGAAGGCCTTCTGGGCGTGGTCCGCGACGCGGCCCCGGCCAAGAAGCCCGACGCCGCGGCGGCCTCGCCAGCCGAAGGTGCCGAGACGGGTGACAAGCCCGGCGAAGGCGCTCCCAAGCAGCCGGACAACGAGAACTACTCGGATGTCCCGTTCAACAAGCATCCGCGGTTCCGCCAGCTCCTGAGCGAGCGGAACGCCAACAAGGGCGACGCCGAGAAGTATCGGCAGGTCGACACGTTCATCCGTGACAATGGGATGTCCGCCCAGGAGGCGGCAGACCTGCTCACGGTGGGCGCCATGGCGAAGACGAACCCGGCAAAAGCCTGGGAACTGGCGCGCCCGTGGGTCGAGAACCTCTTGAAGGCGGCGGGCGAGGTGTTGTCCCCGGATCTGCAACAGGCCGTCCAGGAAGGCCGGATGACGCAGGAGGCCGCCTATGAGGTGAGCCGCTCCCGCGCCTCCGTCGCCAGCATGGAGGCCTCGCGCGGGTTCGAGGAGCGTCGTCGGCAGGAGCAGACCCAGACCGAGCACGCGCGCTCGATCACGACTGCCGCCGAGGATTGGGAGACCGACCGCCGGGCGCGTGACCCGAACTACGACACGAAGCTCGAACTGATCCATCGCGAGATCGCGTGGCGCCACCACAACGGGGACGTTCCGAAGACGCCCGCCGAGGTCAAGGCCCAGCTCGACGACGCCTACAAGGCCGTCAACGCTGCGCTCAAGCCCCCGGCGACGCCTCCGGCGGCAGCCCCGGGCCGGCAGGCGCCCCCGCGCACCGCGACCAAGCCCGTCACGGGTGGATCAGTGGCTGGTGGCAACGCGAAGCCCGCGCCGCGGTCAATGCTGGAAGTCGTCCAGCAGGCCGCAGGTTAAGGGCCGCACGGCTTAGGATAAGGTCATGCCGTTTACTGCAAACGAACTGGCGAACATCGCCAACTCTGCGCTCGACTACTACCTCAACAAGGGCAAGGTCGAGAAGCAGAACATCCAGGAGAAGCCCATGTCGAAGGCCTTCGAGGCCTCCGCTGGGTCGTTCCCGGGTGGCAAGGGTCTGGTCTCGATCGGCGTGAAGGGCGGCCAGGGCGGCGGCTCCTTCCAGGGCTACACCCACGACGATCAGGTCACGTACTACAACCCGGCGTCGAACCTCCGGGTCGGCTACCCCTGGAAGGAGCACCACATCGGCCTGGGCATCACCCACACCGAGCTTAAGATCGACGGTATCACCGTCGTCGAGGACGGTGCGGACCAGACCACGTCCGAGAAGGACGGCCGCGAGCAGTTCGCCCTGGCGAACCTGCTGGAGGGCAAGATGGAGGACTTCGACGAGGACAAGAAGGCGTCCTGGGACAAGCTCCTCCACGGCGACGGCACGGGCGACGCGAAGGCCCTGGCCGGGATCATGTCGATCATCCTCGACAACCCGGCAGTGGGCTCGACCGGCGGCCTGTCCCGCGTCACCTACCCCTGGTGGCGCAACCGGGCGGCCACGGCCGCCGCGGCGGCTGCCGGCACGGGCATGGACGCCATCGCCAGCTCGGCGGCCGGCGGCGGCGTGCTGATGCAGTTCCTCCAGAAGGAGGATCGGCAGCTCAAGCGCTTCTCCCAGGGCGGCGTGAAGCTGCGCCGGTTCGCCGGCTCGGACTTCCTGGACGCCATGGAGCGCGAGATCCGTGCGAACGGCAACTACTCGCTCAACGGCTTCCGCGCTGCGGGGACCAACGACGGGAAGATGGCCGATCCGACCTGGGACGGGAACGAGATCATCTACGATCCGACCCTGGACGACATGGGCCTCGCCAAGCGGATGTACGCGATCGACATGCGTCGGATCCGTCTGATGTACATGATCGGCGAGAAGAACAAGAAGGCTTCTCCGCCCCGCCCGTACGACCGCTACGTGATGTACCGCGGTCTCACCTCGACCGCGGTCATGATCGCGTCGCAGCTCAACACGAGCGGCGTCTACGACATCAAGTAACGGTGTCGTCTGATCTGTCTTAATACAGGGCGGCTCCTACGGGGGCCGCCCTCAAATCTGAGGGGCTAGGAGGCCCGCCACCATGGACACCGCACACGTCTTTGTCGCCCTCGCCGGAGATCGCGGAAACAGCGTGCCCAAGACGGTTACGCCCGCCGAGATCCAGATCCTCCAGCGCATGCACGGCGACGACGCGGTGCATGACATCCTGCCCGGCGAGCCCGTGCAGCGCTCGAAGCAGCAGGAGCTGGGCCGTCTGGCCGGCCTGTACTCGGCCCGGGATGAGGACGGGAAGCCGCACCTCCAGACCATGTTCCCGAGCCACACCCTGCTCCCGATGACGATCGACGAGCTGGGGCTGTCCGACGAGCTGTTCCGCGCGACCCAGCGCGCCCGGCCGACGACCCGCACCGTCGAGGTGCCCGTCGAGCAGACCCACGGCGCCCCGGGCACCGCGCCTGTGCAGGTCGGCTGGGACAACACCGAGTTCGAGCCGACCGAGGTCCCGGCCGATCCGGAGACGCAGCCCGAGCTGGCGGGCACGCTGATCGACCCGCGCACGCAGCACCAGAACGACGAGCCGCCCGGCGTGGCCCTCCAGGCGACCGACGACGGCCGCGCCGACCAGCTCCGCGCCCGCGCCGAGGCCCAGGGCACCGGGCCGGGCTCCGTCCCGACCCAGACCGGCGCCCGGACGGACGGCGGCCCGGTCGAGACGGCCGGCGCCAAGACGGCCGAGCAGAAGCACGCCGAGGTCGCCCCGGCGGCCGACGCCAACGCCCTGTTCTCGTAAGGGGAGACGACGATGGCCCGCGGGCAGACGCTGCTTAAGCTGCTGGACGACCTGCGGGCCGAATGCCGGCTGTCGCCGAACCCCTCCCACAACGCCCAGCAGCGCGAGACGCAGGTCCGCCTGCTCCAGCGCATGCAGGAGTGGCTCTACGACGACTACGACTGGCCGCACCTCCGGATCGAGCGCTTCTTCCCGAGCCAGCGCGGCCAGCGCTACTATGGCCTCCCGAAGGACATCGCGCTCGAACGGATCCTGCACCTGGAGGTCCGCTTCGGGACGCGCTGGCTCCCGGTCGGCTCGGGGATCGAGGCGGACTGCTACGCTGGGATCGACAGCGACGGCGGGCAGCAGGGCTGGCCGGTCCGGCGGTGGCGGATCTGGGAGGACGACCGGATCGAGCTGTGGCCGGTGCCCGACCAGGACGCCGGGACCGGGATCGGCGATGACGGCTCGATCAAGGTCGTCGGGATCCGCAACCTGCGGCCCTTCCGCGACGACACCGATGTCTGCGACCTGGATGACCGCCTGATCGTCCTGTACGCGGCGGCCGAGCTGCTCGCGGCGGCCGGCGCGAAGGACGCCCAGCTCAAGCTCCAGCAGGCCGCGGCGCGCTACGCGAAGCTCAAGGGCGACCTGACGCCCCGGCGGCGCGTGCAGTTGTTCGCCGAGCGCCCCGAGCGCGCCCCGCTGCGCGGCATGCCGATGGTCGACTACCGCCCGGCGAGCAAGTGATGGGCACGATCTGGATCCGCGAGTTCACGGGCGGCCTCGACACCCGCAAGCTGGCCGAAACCTCGAAGGGCGGCACGCTCGTCCAGGCGGTCGACGGCCACATCAACCGGGGCGGCGAGTTCGAGCAGCGCGCCGCCTTCGTGCCGGTCTACACCCTGCCGAAGGGCACCGTGGGGCTCGCCTTCACCAAGGCCGGGCCGACCGTCTTCGGCTCGATCCCCGACCCAGGCGTGCCCAACGGGGTGAACTACCAGCGCCTCCAGCACCCGGACGGCGCGACCGAGCTGGTCGCGGTCCGGAGCTTCGACCTGTTCTCCGGGAAGATCTTTGCGGTCGGCACCTTCGCGGACGGCGACATCTACCAGTTCTACGACGGCAAGCGCGTCACGAACTACGGCACCAACACCGCCGTTGTCCCGGGCTCGCCGGTCCGGACCTTCGGCCGAAAGCTGTACTACCTGACGGGCCCGAACCTGATCTACTCGAACCTCGCTGACCCGACCAACTTCGACGCGGACAGCGGCACGAAGATCCCGGACGGGACCACGACCGACGTAAGCGCGCCCGACGCGGACGGGAAGACCACGAAGACGGAGACGACCCGGAAGACGAACGGCGACGGCACGGTGTCGATCACCGTCGTCGTCACCAAGCCGGACGGCTCCGTCACGACCACGACCAGCACCGAGCCCGCCCCGACGACCGGCGTGGGTGCCGGCTTCAACGACCTGTCCGAGGAGGACTACGGGTCCGAGGATCTGACGGCGATCGGCCGCTACCAGAACTACCTCGCGATCTTCTCGGACCGGACGGTCCAGGTCCGCTACATGGACCCGGACCCGGCGCTCTCGAAGGGCATCCAGTCGCTGCACAACACGGGCACGATCAGCCCGCGCAGCGTGACGGAGTTCGGCGACACCGACCTGTTCTACCTCGACGCCTCCGGGCTCCGCTCGCTCAAGGCGCGCGACGCCTCGAATGCGGCCGTGAGCACCGACATCGGCTCGGCGATCGACGTGCTGCTGACGGACTTCGTCTCTCAGCAGAGCGCCGAGGATGTGCAGAACGCCATCGGCGTGATCGAGCCCCGCGATGGCCGCTTCTGGCTGGCGATCGGCGATACGATTTTCGTGTTCTCCTACTTCCCCGCGGCGAAGGTGAGCGCATGGACAATCTACAAGCCCGGCTTCAAGGTCGAGGAGATCATCGTCTACAAGCGCCGCGTCTACTTAAGGTCTGGCGACCAGATCTACGTGTATGGCGGCCTGGGCGCGGAGCTGCTGTACGACGACACCGAAGCCGTGGCGTGGCTACCCTACCTGGACGGCGACCGGCCGACCGAGACGAAGACGCTCCAGGGGATCGACGCCGCGGTCCGTGGCTCCTGGCGCGTCGACATCGGCATGGACCCGGCGCAGGTCGAGGCCAGCGACAAGATCGGCGTCGTCACGGAGACGACCTTCATGGCGAACCGGATCCCGGCGAGCCATCAGGCGACCCACTTCTCCCTACGCTTCCGCTCGACCGGCCGCTACCTGCCGAACAAGCCGGCGGTGCTGGGCTCGGCCGCGATCACCTACTCGGCCGAGAGCGACAAGGCCCGGTCATGACCCTGGAGCCCGTCAGCTACGCCACGGCACTCCAGGTCGGCCAGGGCATGCGCGAGCGCGACGTGATGGAGTTCGCCGCGGTCGCGCCCGTGGCCGCCGAGGATCTCGCGCCCTGGCTCGCCCAGCGCTTCGGCCGGCGGCCCGAGCTGCTCTGTGCCAGGACCGACGACGGCGAGCCCGTCTGCATCGGCGGCGCGGTCGAGGTGCGGCCGGGCTCGGCCACGCTGCTGTTCTACGGCACCGACCGCTTCCCCGAGATCGCTCTGGGGATGACCCGCTTCATCCGCCGGCACTACTTCCCGAGCCTCGCCGCGGCGGGCACGCACCGGATCGAGTGCGTCACCCTCGACAGCTACCGGGAGATGCAGCGCTGGCTGGAGACGCTCGGCCTGGAGCGCGAGAGCACCCTGCGCGCCTACGGGCGCGACCGCGAAGACTTCGCCATGTACGCCTGGATCGACCCCGATGCTCGTTCGCCTCGCCATTGAAGCCGACCGCTCAGCCCTGGTCGAGCTGTGCGTCCAGGCAGTCGAGGAGAGCGTGCGTGGCATCCCGCCGGACCGGGAGATCATCAACGAGACGATCGACAGCTCCTTCGCGACCGCGGAGCCGACCTTCTTCGTGGTCGAGCGCCAGCGGGAGCTGATCGGCTTCATGATGGCGTCGATCGGAAGCTACGCCTTCGCCTCTGGCATCTTCACGACCCAGCAGGTAATGTTCGTTCGTCCCGATATGCGCGGCACTCGGGCGGCCGCACTCCTGATCCGGCATCTGATCGCCTGGAGCACTAGGCTCGGCGCGAAAGAGATCACAGGCGGCAACAACAACGGGCTCTACACCGAACAGACCGCTCGCCTGCTGGAGAAGCACGGCTTCGAGCGCGTCGGGGTGTTTATGCGCCGTCCGGGAGTGCAGTAATGTCGAAGAAAGATGGCGGCGCCGGCAAGCAGGCGAACATCGCGCGTATGGAGGAGGCCCAGCGGCAGGCGACTATCCGCCAGGGCACCGACCAGATCAACTCGACGTTCGACAGCCAATTCACGCCGGACTTCTTCAACAAGCAGCGCGACAACTACCTCGCGTTCCAGCTCCCGCAGCTCGACGGGCAGTACGGCGACGCGCAGCGTCAGCTCACCTACTCGCTCGCCCGCAACGGGAACCTCGACAGCTCGACCCGCGGCTTCCAGCAGGGCCAGCTCCAGAAGACCTACAACACCCAGCGGACGAACGTGGCCGATCAGGCCAACAGCTACGCCAACTCGGCCCGGAGCAACGTCGAGCAGGCCCGCAACAACCTGATCTCGACGCTCAACGCCACGGGCGACGCGGCCCAGGCCGCCAGCTCGGCGACCAATCAGGCCGCGATCCTGGCGCAGCCGGCGGCCTATAGCCCGCTTGTCGACGCCTTCGCCACCACGACCGGCGCGCTCGCCTCCCAGGCCCAGGCCGATCGGGCGGCGGCTATCGCGAACGGCACCTACACGGGCGGCTCGGGCCTGTTCGGCACGTCCGGCGGCTCCGTCCGCGTCACGAGGTAAGGCCCATGTGTGATCCGCTCACCATCGCAGGCGCGGCGCTCTCGGCCGGCGGCATCGCGGCCAACTCGATCGGCGCCTCCCAGGCCGCCGCCGCGTCGAGCCGCGCCTACGCGGCCGAGCAGGCCCGGCAGGCCCAGCTCCGGCAGGAGGCCGCGCAGGTCCAGCAGCACTCGAACAGCCTCTACGAGGGGTTCGCCGGCAAGCAGCAGGACCGGGCGGCCGATCTCGCCTCGACGCTCCGCAGCGCCCAGCTCCCGGCCCAGGGCTCGGCCTCGACGACCGTCGAGGCGCCGGCCAGCAGCTCGAACATCACGACGCAGGGGGAGGCCTCCCAGCGGGCGAGCGCCGACGCCTACGCCGGCCAGCAGGCCACGGCGCTCGGCGACCTGCGGTCCTTCGGAGACCTGCTCGGGACGAACGCCCTGGCCCAGGCCCGGGACGCCTCCCAGATCGGCCAGATCGGCAACTTCATGCGGGGCTCGGCCTCCGTGCTGCCGCAGGAGCTGAACGCGGCCAGCCATGCGGGCGACACCGCCAAGCTGTTCGGCGGCCTCGCGGGCGGGCTCGGCAAGGTCGGGATCGCGGCCGGCATCAACGGGAGCACCCTGGGCGGCCTGTTCGGTGGCGGCGCCAGCTCCGGCGGGAACGTCTCCACCTCGCTCCCGACGATGGCCGCCTCCGGGATGGGCTCGATCGCCAACGCCTACGGCAACCTGCCGGCCGCGCCCATGTCGATCGCCCAGCCCTTCGGGGCGGCCCCGTCCTTCGCCAGCAGCCCCTACCGCGTCTGAGGCCGACATGCCGTCCTTCCGCAACAACGCCGTCGACCCGCAGCAGATCTCCGGCGCCTTCGACAGCATCGCCAACGCCTTCAAGGTCACGCCCCAGGAGATCCTGGCCGGCGCCAAGTCGCGTGAGACCCTCCAGAAGGTCCAGTACCTCGCCGACGCCTACAAGCTCGCCCAGGACCCGAACAGCGACCAGGGCCAGCTCGACCGCCTCGCCTCGATCGCGGGCGCCTACGCGCCGAGCCAGAGCCTGACGGCGGTGGACCGGAACAACGCGACCACGCTCAAGGCGAACGCGGCGGACAACTCCCGCGCGCTCGCCACGAACGCGGCCGACAATCAGAACAAGATCACCCTCAAGCTGATGGACCCGCTGTCCGAGGGGCAGGTCGGCTACACCCCGCCGAGCGTCGCGAGCCTGTACGGCGTGCCGCAGGAGCGGCGCGGCATCATCAAGGTCAACGAGGGCCAGAACGCCGTCCTGCCGAACGGCGAGACGATCGCCGGGCGCGACAAGCCGCTGACGGAGGATGCCGTCAAGGCGCGGGTGCTCGCCGGCATGGAGCCGGCGGCGCAGCGCGCGGCTGCCTTCGGCAACACGCCCGTCGAGACCGTCATGACCCCGCAGGGCCCGCGCATCGCCTCGCGGCTGGACGCGATCGGCCAGACCCCGGCGCCGGACACCCAGAAGGCGCAGTTCTTCAACTACGACACCCCGGACGGGAAGTCCGGCACCGCCCGCACGGACGGCTCGGGCAAGCTCGTCGACACCCAGACCGGGGCCGAGCTGCCGCCGGGCTCGCGCACCTACACGGCCCAGCTCACCGGCAACAAGTCGGACACCGGGCTCGGCGCGAGCGCGAAGTCCAACATCGAGACGCAGCTCCTGGATCTCTCGAACCTGGAGCAGAGCGTCAACGCGCTCGACAAGATCGCGACGACCAATCCGCAGTCGATCGGCCTCACCGGGCAGGTTCTGGGCATCGGCCAGGACGCCATGGCGACGATGAAGGAGGCCGCGACCATGTTCGGCCCCAAAGCCCAGGACTATCTCAAGCAGGTCGAGGACGGTTCTCTGCCGCCCGAGATGTCCCGATACTTCAACCCGAATATCCCGCAGGCGACGTTGCTTGAGAACACCATCCTGGCGCAGTACGCCAAGATGCAGGACCCGAACGGCCGGCTCAGCAATCAGCAGATGGAGATCGCCGCCAAGGCGCTCGGGATCGACGGCATGCTCAAGTCGGCCGACAAGACGAAGGCCGTCATCGCCGGCATCCGGCAGCAGATCGCGGCCAAGCGCGCCATGATCGGCGGGGCCGCGCCGGCCGCCAACGCGATCCGGCCGCCGGACGCCGCTGGTGGGCCCGCCCCGGCGCCGGCCGGCGCGCCTGTTCGTCGGAAGTGGACCGCCAGCGGGGAGCTACAGTGATGCCGATCGAGGTCGAAGGTCCGGACGGCGCGATCAACGAGTTCCCGGACGGCACCCCGGACGCGGTCATCTCGAAGGCGATGCAGTCGGTCTACGGCGCCCCGAAGGCGGCGCCGGCCGCTCCGGCCACGACCGGCGGCATCGGCGATCTGGTCGCCGGGGCGCTGTCGCGCGCCGAGAGCGCAGCCGGCGGGCTCGTCGAGCGCGCGGCCGAGAAGGTCGGGCTCGGGCCCAAGGGGCCGTCCCCCTATCAGCAGTCGTCGGACCTGGACGCCCAGATGCGCGGCGTGCCGGCCGCCCCGGTCACGTCCAAGCCCCAGGAGGGCGGCGAGCGGCGCTCCGGCGCGTTGGCCGGCCTGTTCGGCGTGGCCGACCAGGGGGTGCGCGGCGTCGCCCAGGGCGCGGCCACCATGGCCGGCCTGCCGGTCGACCTGACGACCATGGTGCTCAACCTGACGCCCGGCGTGGCCCAGCTCCGGACCGCGCTCGGCCTGACGCCGAACATCTCGAAGCCCTTCCTGGGCTCGGACTTCAACAAGAGCGCGCTGGACACGGCGAACGACGCGACCATCGGCGGCATCAACGCGGCCACGGGCGCGAACCTCGACCTGCCGGTGCGCCAGGGCGACAACGTCTTCGAGCGGGCCGCGAACCGCATCGGGCAGGAGATCGGCGGCGCCGCGCTCCCGGCGGGCGCGGCGATCGGCAAGGCCGCCCAGGTCGGCATGGAGGGCGCGCGGGCGATCCAGAACCCGATCGCCCGGCACTTCGTCGAGCAGGCCGCCGCGAACCCCTCGAAGTTCCTGGGCCGCGAGGTCGGCGCGGCCGGCGTGGCCGGCGCGGGCGCGGCCGGCGTGAACGAGCTGACGCGCGCGGCCGGTGTCGACGAGCACGGGGTTGGGCACGCAGCCGGCGATCTGGCCGGCGCGCTTGGCGCCCTGGGGCTCTACGGGATCGGCAGCCACGCGATCAGCAAGGTCGGCGACGTGTACGGCGCGATCACCGGCAGCGATCGGTTCGCCAATCAGGTCGTGCGGGACGCAGTCGTCGATCGCCTCGCCACGGCGTCGGGCGCGCCCACTGTGCCAGTCGGCAAGCGCGACGTGTTCGACACGTCAGACATTGTGTCCGCGATCGAGCGCGGCCGGGCCAAGCCGATCAGCGACACGGTCCCCGGCTACCAGGACACCCTGGCGGACGTGACCCGCAACCCGGGCATCGCCGCGACGGAGTACGGCCGCCGCACCTCCGGCAGTCCGACCCTGGCGCAGCGCGGCGTGGAGAACGAGCAGGCCGTCAACTCGGCGATCGACAGCCTCGCCCCCGAGGGCAACGCCGGGGCGCTGCGCGAGGGCCTCGCCGGCTGGCGCGAGCAGCTCCAGACCGGCGCGAGCGCCGAGGCCCAGGCTGCCCAGGCCCGGTTCGAGGAAGCGGCCAGCCGCCTCCAGGCGCAGATGCACCCGGACGCCCGGGGCCAGGACATCCGGGCCGCCCTGGAGGACGCCAAGGCCGCCGCGCGCGAGCTGGAGCGCTCCCATTGGGCCGGCGTGTCGACCGGGGACGCGGACATCCGCCCGCTGGTCGACGCCTTCGGGAACGTCCGCAGCGGCCTCACCCAGACCGCCCGGGACCTGTTCGACCCGTCGCACCTCACCGGGATCCCGCAGCGGTTCGTCCCGGCCGAAGCCAGCGCCGCGGCCGATGGGGCCGGAGCGGCCGGCCGGGCGGCCATGGATGGGCTCGACCCGTCCGAGCGCGCCATGGCCGAACGACTGCTGGGCGACCGCCCGGCGCCGGCCGGCGCGGCAGCCCCCGAGCCCGAGCCCGTGCGGGTCCCCCTGCGCGAGACGGCCGACCTGCGCTCGGCCCTCGCGGCCGAGCACCGGGACGCCCTGTCCACCTCTAACCCCGCGCGTGCGCGCGTGATCGAGCAGTACATCACGGCGCTGGACGACTACGCCCGGCAGGCTAACCCGAACGTCGAGGCCTACGACGCGGCCCGGGACTTCTCGCGCCAGCTCAACGACCGCTTCACCCGGCCGCAGACGGACGTGGCCCAGGTGCTCGATCGCAATCAGGGCGTCTACCGGCAGTCCGACGCGAGCGTCCCGGGCCGGTTCGCGCGCCCCGACAGCGCCGACCAGGGCGGGTTCGAGGCGCTGATGCGCGAGGCCGGCACCGACCCGCGGGCCCGCAACGCCGTGGCCGACCAGATCCGTGAGGCCGCGTCGGCCGCGCAGACGCCGGAGGCCGCGACCCGGTTCATGGAGGAGCACAGCCGCGTGCTCGACCAGTTCCCCGAGCTGCGGGCCCAGCTCGAAACGCGCGCCCGGACGCAGCGGTCGGCCAACCTCGCGGAGGAGCGCCGGGCCGGCCTGGAGCGCGAGCTGGGCACGGAGAACACGCGCGGCAGCTCGGCCGTGGGCCAGTACCTGCACTACGGCACCGAGCAGACCAGCCGGGCGATCCAGGGCGTCTTTTCGGCCGCCAAGCCCGCCGAGGCCGCGCGCGAGCTGCTCGACTTCGCCGGCCGGGAGAAGGGCGCGGTCGACGGCATGCGTCGGGCGATCTGGGAGGAAGCGGAGCGCGTTGGCCGGCGGAAGGGCGAGACGACCGCCTCGACGGACGGCGTGCAGCCGTGGATGCCCGGGAAGCTCAAGGCGTTCGTGGATAAGCCCAACGTGCGCGCCGTGCTCCAAGAGGCCTACCGGGACGAGCCCGAGCACCTCGCGAACCTCGACAAGCTCGCGGAGGTGCTCCAGCACACCAACGTCGGGGCGCGCGGCCGGGCGCCGAACAGCTCCGGCACGGCCCAGGGCATGATGGACACGATCCGCAGCTCCGTGTCGCCCGAGAGCATCCAGAGCGGCGTCATGTCGGTCAAGCGCGGCCAGATCGGCGTGCCGTGGTTCGTCACGTCGATCGCCGCCCGGCTCGCCCGCAACAGCGTCAAGGCCGCCCAGAGCGGGGCGATCAACCGCATGCTCGACGAGGCCCTGGTCAATCCGGAGGCAGCCGCCGCGCTGCTGCGCGAGAACAACCCGGTCAACCGTGCCTACCTCGCGCGCAGCTCGAAGCTGTGGGGGATCGAGCACGCCGACCAGATCGCGAGCGCGCTCAACGACAACGAGGAGCCCGATCCGGTGAAGGACGCGCTCAAGAGGAGCCGGCGGTGAGCATCGCAGACGCATTCCGGCAGACGGCCGCGCAGATCGGCGCCAACCCGCTCGATCTCGCCACGGTCGCGTCCTACGAGAGCGGCGGGAAGCTCAACCCCGCCGTCATGGGCGGGGCCGGCGGGCGCTACGCCGGCATCTTCCAGTTCGGCCCATGGGAGCAGCAGCACTACGGCGTCTCGAACCGGAGCACGGCCGAGCAGCAGGTCGAGGCGGCCGGCCGGTTCCTCAAGGACCGCGGCTTCAAGCCCGGCATGGGCCTGCTCGATATGTACTCGGCGATCAACGCCGGCCGGGTCGGCCGCTACAACGCCAGCGACGCCGGCAACGGCGGCGCCCCGGGCACGGTGCGCGACAAGGTCGAGAAGCAGATGGGCGGCCACGTCGAGAAGGCGCGGGCGCTGCTCGGCGCGCTCGGCGGCGCGTCTGATGCGCCGCCGGCCGGCCAGACACCGCAGGCGGGCACGGATCTCGCCGCGGCGCTCGGGCCGGGCGTCACCCTGCCGACCCTGGCGCCAGCCGTCCCGGTCGTGCTACCGGCCGAGCCCGACCCGACGATCCAGACCCAGCAGGCCCAGCAGCTCCAGGAGCAGCGCGCCCAGCAGGAGCAGCAGAGGAAGCAGGCCCTGCTGAGCGTGAGCGCGTTCTACCGCTGAGTGCGCCCAAGAGTGCGCGCAAGACAATCGGACAGGGCGAATTTCGCAACCCTGCCAAATACTTGACAAGACGGTAGTTCTTCTTGCAGAAGTGCGCCGCATCGGGCGCCCGGTCCATCGCGGTCGCCCGGGCACGGAAGGGGTCATGACAGTGAGCTTTCGCCTCGGGATCGCCGGACTCGGGACCGTCGGTGCGTCCGTGGTCCGGATGGTCGAGCGCCGCCGCGCCGCCTTCGCTGCGGCGGGCCTCGACATCCGCGTCACCGCGGTCTCCTCGCGCGACCGTGGCCGGGACCGCGGCCTCGACCTGTCCGGCATCGCGTGGTTCGACGATCCGGTGGCGCTCGCCCGGTCGGAATCCGTGGACTGCGTGGTCGAGCTGATCGGCGGCGCCGAGGGACCGGCCAAGGCCGTGGTCGAGGCGGCGCTCGCGGCGGGCAAGCCGGTGGTGACCGCCAACAAGGCGCTGCTGGCGCGCCACGGCGCCGCCCTGGCCGCGCAGGCCGAGGCGAAGGGCGTGGCCCTCGCCTTCGAGGCGGCGGTGGCCGGCGGCATCCCGGTGATCAAGACCCTGCGCGAGGGCCTGCCGGGCAACGCGGTCTCCCGCGTCTACGGGATCCTCAACGGCACCTGCAACTACATCCTCAGCCGCATGGAGCGCGAGGGGCTGACCTTCGAGGCCTGCCTGAAGGACGCGCAGGCCCTGGGCTACGCCGAGGCGGACCCGACCTTCGACGTCGAGGGGTTCGACACCGCGCACAAGCTCGCGATCCTGACGAGCCTCGCCTTCGGGACCGTCGTCGACGCCGACGGCGTGTCGGTCGAGGGCATCTCCCGGGTGCAGCCCCTCGATCTGCGCATGGCGGACGAGCTCGGATACCGGATCAAGCTGCTCGGCGTCGCGCAGGCGACCGAGGCCGGCATCGAGCAGCGGGTCCACCCGACCATGGTGCCGAAATCCTCGGCGATCGCGCAGGTCATGAGCGTGACCAACGCCGTGACGATCGACGCCGACGCGGTGGGCGAGCTCACGCTCATCGGTCCCGGCGCCGGCGGCGAGGCCACGGCCTCCGCGGTGGTGGCCGACATCGCCGACGTGGCGCGCGGCGTGATCCGCCCGACCTTCGGCGTTCCGGCCGCGGCGATGCGCGCCAGCGAGCGCGTGGAGATGCAGCGTCACGAGGGCGGCTACTACATCCGCCTCACCGTCCACGACCGCCCGGGCGTCGCGGCCGGCGTCGCGCAGCGGATGGCCGAGCGATCCATCTCCCTGGAGAGCATCCTGCAGCGCCGCGTCGAGGGGCCGGAGGCCGATCCGCGCGGCCGCTCCGGCCGGCCCGTGCCGCTGGTGCTGATCACCTACGCGGCGACCGAGGGCAACATCCGCGACGCGCTCGACGCCATCGGCGCAGACGGGCTGCTGGCGGAGCCGCCGCAGCTGATCCGGATCGAGCGTGAATAA